ATCTTTGACGTGTGCTTCTGCTAGCTGGCAAAAATAAAAGTATTCGTCAACAGTCAATCCGAGACTATTACACAGTTCGACTTCTGCGGGCAGTAAAGCGCGGCTGGTGTAAGCCCGGTTAAAGGCACCCAGATAATCGTTTTGATTGCGCTGAACTGAAGCCATCCGTCCTCGTAGAAAACCGTTAAAGCACCAAACTGCTCTGGGCCGGTCAGCAGTCCAACTGTTCCCACTTTAGCCTCGGTGACCTTTTCGCCCCAGCGTTCTAGCTCTTCTGAAAATACAGTCAGGTCGCCAGTTCTCAGCCGGCGATACCAACTCCGCTCGGGCGCTGGCGTGCTAATCCCATACCAGGCAAGAACAGCGCGGCAAAGATTTAGGCAGTCCGAGGCACCGTGGTGTTCGGGGTCAGCGCCGAGGCGATACGGCAGCCCAATTAGCTGATGCGGTGCGATCAACGGTTGCTGATCTGCGAGGTGAGCGGCAATGCGCCAACGTATCGCTGCAGCAGCGTGCGATTTGGGGCATCGGCTCCAACGGCATCGATGGCGCTGCTCAACTGGATGCGGACCGCTTGGGTGTCGTAACCAAAGTTTGATGCGATCCAGTATTCGCGGCTGAGCTGGCGAACGGGGGCAAAGGTCTCGGGGTGCATCAACACAGTGTCAACCTGCACAGACCAGAAATTTTGCACGGCCTCGCTGGCGATGTTCATACTGATCTGGTTTGCGGCCAGCCCAAGATCGCTGGTCATGTTGTCGCCAGTGCGGTTTTTGGTAGCGCCGTTGTAGATGAAACTCAGATAGTTATAAACCTTGCCGTCGTAGGTGATCGTTGAGCCAACTTGGCTGTTTTGGTAGCGACCTTCTATCGCGCCAGTAGCGGCGGTCAACTCGATAAAGGTGGTGACAGCTTGGATGGTCATACTGCCAGCCGTGAGCGCAGGCTGCGCTTATTGGTCAGCTCACTGTAAACCTGCTGTTTGCCAAGGGCAGCACCTTGCTTGGTGGCTTGTTCCATGCCACGTTGGAACTGATCGGACGTGACGTAATCGACGTTGTTAATGCGTTCAACGGTGTAGCGCACGTCGATTGGCGCGGTTGTCATTGCGCCGTTGTCGGCAGTGGCAGTTTCACCGCTTCCGGGGATAACGCTGTTACCGCGAGCGCCGGCAGAGTATCGACTCATAGCGCCACGCATCTTGCTGGCGGGGATGACGTATTCCGCTTCGCCGCCTTCGCCAATCAGGGCATTGGTGGGGCCGGTGACGAAACCACCCTCGGCAAAGAAACTAGGCGCACCAGCACCAAACATTGATGCTCCACCGCCAACACCAGCGGCAGGCATCGTCACAGGACCTTGACCGCTAAACATGCTGGGATTGCTACCCCCACCAAACAAGCCCAGCAGTTGCTTAAAGGCAAACATGATCACCATTTGAGCAATGATCTCAGTCGCCATTTGAACAAAGGCATCGCCAATACCTTTGAAGAATCCAGCCAATGCCTGCTGTGTTGATTGTGCGCCGGTCACGATTGACTGGAATGCACTACTGAAAGCGCTGCCAATTCCTTGAGCGCCAGTCATCGCCATGTTGACTGGATCAATTAACTCTTCAAAACGTTTTTTTAGTTCTTCTGTTTTCTTTGTTGCATCGTCTACGGGGCCAAGATTGATGTCTGTTCTAAATGCACCGGCGCCTTGGCGTAACGGATCATCGGCTTGGAGGCCAGCAAGTTTGTAGTATTCCTCAATTTGTTTTTTGAGTTCTTCGCTCTGCAGTTTTAGAATATCAAGGCGCTTAATCTCTTCGCTCAGCGTGGTTAAGTTGATCCGCTGCTCTTCGTTTTTGAGTTCGCCAATTTGCTTGGTGCGGTCTTCAAAGTCAAATTGAATCTGTAAACGTTTGCGTTCAAGTTCCGAGCTTTCGTCGAGCAGTACCACCTGCCGAGCGAATTGAGTGCCAAGTTGATCGCCAACTTCTAGTGACCGTTCAAGCTCTTTGCGTAGACGCTCTGCCTCGCGTTCGGCATCGGATTTACCTTTTTTGCGACTTTTGCTTCCAGATTCTTTCAGCCCATCCAGCAAGGATTGAATCGCGGGATCAACTCCTGCTGCAGTGCCGCCACCCGCTGCAGGTGAACCACCTGCGCCAAGTAGTCGTTTAATCTCAGGCTGCTGCTTAAGCAATTCAGCAAACTTCTGAGCATCAAACCCTGCGCCAAGGAAGCCAGTACCAGCACCTGCCTGCCTCTGTAACTGCTGCCTGCGTTGTTGACCAATTAGCTCGTCAACGCCAGGGATGACCCGAGCAGCGGCAGCACCACGCAAGCTGCCGGACTCTAGTGCGCTTTTGAGAATAGTTGTATTTTTGCCAAGGCTAAATAGTTGACCTAGTACATTGATGCCTCTAGTAGCTTCAGCAATAACAACGTTGATTAGTTTAACAATGCCGCCAAGCGCTGGGCCTAGTACTGTGTCAAGCGATCGAGTTAGGTTCCCGATCTGATTAATCATTTTTGATACTTCGGCAGAAACTGTTCCGCCGAGTTCTTTTGTTGCCTTATCCGCAACGCCGGAAACGTTTGCTTGTTTTTCTACGTTTTGATTGTATTTAACAAGATCATCGTTAACAAGCGGCAGCACAGCCTTAAGTGCATCCACGCTGCCGAACAGTTGCACCAGTGCGGTTGTGCTGCCGCCAGTTTTTTCTTTAACTTCTTGCAGTAATCCGCCAAATCCTTTAGCGCGTAATCCAGCCTCGTTAAAGTCAATTCCCAATGCTTCCGCCAAGTCGCTGGCTTCTTTACTGGGTTTAAGGATGGCGACTAATGCTTGATTTAAGCCAGCAAAAGTTGACTCAACCGGCACACCTTGCGCCGTAATTGTGGCGACTGCTGCATTTAGCTCTTGAATGCCAATACCAGCAGCAGCAGCGGTCGGTGCTAATTTACCGATTTGTTGCGCGTATTCATTAAGAACAATTTTGCCATCATTTTGTGTTTGGATAAATCCATCGACTAGCATCCCGGCTTCTGACGCAGATTTGCCGTATGCATTTAGAACACTGGTAAGAGCATTTCCAACAGTGTTGATATCTGATAGACCGGCTGTTGCGCCTTTAGCGGACGCCTCTAGGATTTTGGCATTGTCGGCTGCGTTAGCAAAGCCAGAACTAGCTACATCGTATGCTGCAGTTAGTAATTGAGTTTGAGAATAAAGACCACCTAGGCGATTGCTTACACCCAGTAATTGACTTTCAAGAACTTTACTGTCTACGCCAAGCGTGCGTAAAGCGGCGGCAGCTTTTTCTGCTTCATCAAAACCCTTAAAAAATCTCCGAGCAAGATCAGCAACAACTAGCTGCGAGGCAAGATTTTTTACTGCATTGCCAAGAATATCAACTTTGCTACTTGCTGCTTGCGCTGCGTCGCCAACTTTAATAAACCTGCCATTTGTATCGCGCAAACGACCATTAAGGTCTTGATATGTTTGATTTAGATTGCTGCTTGCTTGTTCGACTTGCCGAAGTTTGCTAACCGCGTCGCGGCTGTCGACGTTAATGGCAACGTTGGCGACGACAGACACAGCAGCACCCCTAAGCCTATAAGCAGTTTATCGGCGACGCTTCATCTGCCGTTCTTGCTCTTCGTTTTGCAGGTCAAAATAACTCGACCATATCAGTAGTTCTTCAAGCGTTACCTCTTGGTTTAATCGCGCCAAGCTATATCCAAGTTCTTTTGCAACCCCAAGCTGCAGCAGCAACAGGTTGTCTTTTTTCAGCTCAGCCTTTACCGCTTTTCATGTCCAGTTCTTTGCCTTCCTCTGGGTTGGTGATGATGGCGAGCATCATGGCTTGCAGATCACTGTCAAGCACATCGTTTTTCAGCTCAGCAATTTCACCAGCCTGAAACAACCGCTGTCCGGCATCGTCGGCTGCTTTAGTTACCAGCAGGTTCAACGCAAAACCATTAGGGTCATCGCCGCCGGGCATCTTCTGCGCGCGCTCACGTTCTGCCATGGTCAAAGCCGTGGCATAAAACTCAAACGTAGATCCATCGTTGAGTGTTACAACACGCTTGATTGGCTGAAGATTGGCTGCTTTTTTGAGCCGTGCCAGCGCAGATGATGCCATGCAATAAATGTGGGTGGCCCCAGCATAAGCCGG